GGCCGATGCAGTTGCGCGTCGCCTGATCTTGGATGCCGCAATCGGCTCCACTTCGGTTTCCCAATACTAGAGATACTCAAGATGGCATCTCCCCTGGCTCCACTTCCGGGCGGCACTACAACGACCCTCAATGTCACTGCGCCGGCCATCATCAAAGCATCGGCCGGGCGAGTGTTCACGGTCTCGGTGATTGTGCAGGGCTCGTCCACTTACGGCGCGGTCTATGACTCGAATTCGCTGACGGGAAATACGGCGGCCAATCAGATTGGCGTAATTGCAAATACAACCAATCCGATCGATTTCAATGCTATGCCCACGGCGACGGGCATTGTCGTAGCACCCGGAGCGGGTCAAACACTCACGGTCTCCTGGTCGTAAATCCCTCTTCGCCTCGTTTAATACCCGCCTAGAGCGGGTTTTTCTTTTTCAGGAGTCACTGAATGCAAACCCCGTACAACGCGCAAAGCTCCGTCCTCACGACGAGCGGTGGCCAGAATTCCAAACTCAACGTCACGACCACGACCGTCGTCAAGGCGCTTCCGGGCCGCATCTGCCGCCTGGTTTTCAACGCCGCATCGACGAGCGCCCCCGCCGTCTACGACTACACGGCAACAACGGGCTTTGCCGCATCAAACCTCGTCTGGGCAGGCGGCACCACGACTGCCGCGCAGACCGTCGTCGATCTCGAATTCCCGTGCTCGAAGGGGATCGTGGTCGTGCCCGGCGGCGCCACGGTCGCTGTCTCGTACATCTAATTCTCGGGGTCTGCCCACATGGCAACTACGATCACGCCTCAGATCATCAATCTCACCGCAGTCGTTACCACGGCGCCTACGCCGTCCCAGCTCCAACAGAGCGGTGCGATTGTGTCGGTGGGCGGCACGACTCTGACGCCAGGAACCTATCAGTACTGTGGGAATCTCTCCGCAGTCAACGCTATTTCGGCCACCTCGTACGGCATCACGTCCTTGGCGTGGGCCTCGAGTGAGGTCACGGCAACGGTCGCAAGCGGCATCCTTCCGACAGTCGGATCGACGTTCACGACGACGATCTCGGGAGCCGTCCCAAGCGGTTACAACGGCGTGTACGTCGCGACCGTTGCGACATCGACGACATTCACGTACGCCGTCGCCGCGAATCCCGGCACCGAAACCACGCCGGGGTCATTCACGGTCTCCGGTACCTCGCCGATCACCTACCCAGCGACGTCGTTTTTCTCGCAGGGCACCGCAGTCGGCGTCTATGTGCTTGAGCTCGGAAACACCACGGGCACCGACGCGCAGATCGCCAGTCTCGGTTCATGGATCACGGCCAATCCCGGAGTTTTCTACGGCTACCTTGTCCCCGCGATTTGGGATTACAGCAAGGATGAAGTCGGGTCGGTAGTCATCAACAATGGCGGCAATGGCTACACGGTTGCACCCACGGTGGCGTTCTCGGCTCCCGGCACTGGCACGACGGCAACCGGCACGGCGATTGTCCAGAATGGCGCAGTTGTCGCCGTGACGATCACGGATCCTGGTTCGGGGTACACGGCAGCGCCGACGATCACGTTCAGTGGCGGCGGTGGTGTGGGCGCAATGGCGACCGCCAATCTCGCCTCGGCGATGAACATTCTTGCCGGCCAATATGCAAGCGCGACCGGCAAGACGTACTTCTTCGTCACGACGTCGGCCGCGAATCTGGCGAACTACGCCACGCTGAAATCGGTGTATGCGACGGTTCCCGCGCCGACCGCAACGAGTCAAGAATTCGACTCGGGTGCGATGTTCTACCAATGGTTGGTGAACAACCCGTCGCAAACGAATCCTCTCGGGCCGATGTCCTATCGGTACTTGACCGGTGTGACGCCCTGGGTCATCTCGGGAAATCAGGCAGCTATCAACAACGTCCTGACGGGTTACGGCAACATCATCTATCCGACGTCGGAAGGCGGCATTTCCAAGGCTGGTATCTGGAAAGGTATGCTGATGGATGGCACGCAGGCGTCGTGGTGGTACGGCATCGACTGGCTGCAGATCCAAATCCGGCAAGCCCTTGCTGCAGCGGTCATCAACGGTTCGAACCAGAATCCGCCGCTGATCTACGACCAGAACGGTATCAATTCGTTGCTTGCAGTCGCGCAGAACGTCGCCAACAGCGGCGTGCAGTTCCAATGCGCATTGAAGGTGACCATCGTGGCGACGCCGTTCTCGACCTACGTGGCACAAAACCCGAACGATTACGCGGCAGGCTTGTACCGCGGCTTCTCGATCACGGCGGTCGGTCAGAACGGCTTCCTCGTTGTTGGCGTGGCTCTCGACGCTGTGCAGTTTGCATAAGGACGAAAAATGGCGACTCAAAATCCTATGATCGCGCAGGGCGTTCTTAACCGCGTCCTGACGGCAGTCATTATCCCGAGCAACACGGCGCTCAATGTCACGGCGCCATATATGGCCAAGGGCTTTGCGAGGCTCGAATATGCTGGCGATTGGACGGGCCAGATAGGCACGGGAACGGGCGTGGTGAATTCGCCCGAACCCTATATCATGGCCCGCGTCACGATGAACTTGCTGCGCACACAGGCCCTTTCGGCTTCGTGGGTCACGCAAGGTCAAACGGCAACCTACATCGGCAATGTGAACGTCCATAGCGACACGTCTACGTTCCCGGTCTCGCAGATGGTCGATACCTCGATTGTCTCGGTCGACCCGGGTGCTTTCGATGGCACCGATCCGGTTGTGCGCGTGGTTCTCTCTGGTGCCCTGGCGATCAACGCCTCGCTCTGGTCGGTGTAATGGTCTGCTGCGGCTAGGGACGCGACCCGAAAGCCGGTTCCCCTGCCGGTTGCCGCAGCTTCAAAACAGGGACTCAAAAAGGGATTGAGATGACAACGATTGACGAGAATTTGAATGTCGTTTTCCCGGTTGTGACGGATCATGTCACGCGGAAAGAGAAAGGCGAGGATGGGAAAGAACGTGAGGTGCATGAGGATGTCGTGCGCATTCACGCATTCCATACCCCGGTGAGCAAGGCGGTATTCGATCAGAATTTCACATTGCTGGCCTCGACGAAGGCGGCGATGGAAAGCAAGGGGCGGCAATATCTCATGTCGGCCGGCCCGCGCGTTGCCGCTCTCACACTGCGCGATGAGGGTCTGCGAGATGCGGAAAGCCGCGGCAGAGTCGACGATGACGGCAAGCCGAAGGATGACGAGGTGCGGGCGTTTTTCGCTGAACTTCGCCGCCTGACGATGATTCTCTGCCCGGGCCAAAGTGGCTGGGACATGATCCCGGTTGATCAGGCCATCTCAGGTGGGAAGATCGATCAGGAAGATTGGGAGGAGGTCGAATCGGCGATCGTTTTTTTTACATGCCATTACTCCATGGCACGAAAGGCCGATCGCGCGCGCGTCTCCCAGGCAACGGCTTCCTTCCTGAAAGCGTCGACTACATCCTCGCCCTTGTCGGCATATCTCGCTTCCTTGCAGAACTCGACGCAGGTCGCGACTTCCGTGCCCAGGGCGGCATCGTCGGTTCCGTCCTGAACTATGTCGCGACACGGGGATTTCGTGAGTTCGCCGAACGTCATGATTTCCCGTTTCGCAGCGCGCTAGAGCATCACAATCGCTACTTTATTGAGGCCTTGAGAGGACCGTCATGAGTAATGTGCCGATCATCAAGGTCCAGGTCGACGATTCGCAGTTCAAGGAATTTTTCGAGCTCTACAAGGACTACCAATCCACGCTCGAGGAAATGCCCGAAGAGTGGAAGAAGATCGGCGGCACGATCTACGATGCTGGCGGCAAGATGGAGGACTTCTCCGGCGCCGCGGAATCGTCCAAGGATTTCCTGGTAATCGCTGCGACGCAGGCCGAAGTCATCTCGCGCGAAATCCGCAAAGCTAGTGCCGCGAATTCTGCATTGCTCGAAGGCCTATCGAAAAATGCCGTGGCTCAAAAATCGTTTGCCGATCAGACGGAGCGTAGCGGCAAGCACATGAAGGAACTCAAGAAGGGAGTAAGTGAATTCGCGCATGAGATCTTCGGAGTCGGCAAATTTCTGCTTAGGCTCGGCACATTGGGCGGCGGATTGGCTGGACTCGGCGGCATCTTGGGCGGCATCGGCCTAAAAGACCTAGCTTCATCGGCCGTCGACAAACAGCGCAGCGCTCGAAGCCTGGGAATGACGCCGGGACAGTTGACGGCCTTCGATCAGGATTTCGGCCAACGCTACTTGGACTCAAGCGTTCTGGGATCGATAGCTGGCGCACAGAGCAGCTTCACGGGCCGCGTATGGCTGGCTCGAGCAGCGGGCCAAGGCATCAATCAAGTTGCTGGCGAGGATCCCGGTACCCTAGCCGGTCGGTTGGCGATCCGCGCGCACGACTGGTGGACGAATACGCCCGCCTCGATGCGCACCGCGGAGATGCTGCAATCGACAGGTTTTACACAGGCTGGCTTCTCGTTGCCGATGATGAAGCAACTGGGCAATACGGACCCGTCCGAGCTTCGGCGTGCCGCATCGCAGTACGGCATGGATCAAGGACGCTTCAACGTCAGTGACCGGAACACGGATTCCTGGTATGGCTTCTTGCGTCAGATCAAAGATGCCGGGAACTTCATCGAAACGCATCTCACGAACAAGCTTTCGGATCTCGCTGGCCCGCTTCGGCATTTCATTGATGTTTTTGGCAAGGACGCCACGCATCTCATTGATGAGATCTTCACGCCGACCAATCTAAACGCGCTCGAGGATGGCATCAACAGCTTCGCGAAGTACCTAGGTTCAAGTCAGTTTCAGCAGGACATGAAGGACTTCGCAGGGTTGATTGGGGCGATTGCGGGGGCGATGCGCAAGGCGGCACGGTTTCTCGGAATTGACGCAAGCCCCGCATCGTCATCGCCGAATACCCCTTCGTTCCCTGCAACCTTGGATCCAAACGAAGTGCAGCGAGAAACGCATGGCTTCGCCGGCTCTTCTAAGAACGCCGCGAAATACGCCGGCATGTCACCAACCTTTTTGGATAAAGTTGATGCAGCGCTAAGTGGCAATAACCCCGGCTATTTCAGGCAGATGGAGAAAGGGAACGGGCTACCGAACGGCTTGCTCTTTGCTCAAGAAATGGCGGAATCGAGTGGCAATATCGGCGCGAAGTCCCCTCGGGGCGCCATGGGTCCGTTCCAGTTCATGCCAGATACGGCCGCGCAATTCGGGCTTGATGATCCGTACAATCTATCCAGATCCGCCTCTGCTGCATCGCATAAGATGGGCGGCCTGATGCGCTACTACAAGGGCGACGTCAGCAAAGCCATCGCTGCCTACAACTGGGGTGAGGGTCATCTTGACAAGGACATCGCCGCGAATGGTTCGGCGTGGCAATCGCATCTACCCGCGGAAACCTCGGCATACCTGAAGAAGGTTCTCTCGGTGATGGCGCAGCAAAAGGCCAAGGGTATCAACGTGACCGTCCAGAACAGCACTTCGGCCCGTGTTGCGGTTCAAGCTAATGCGGCGGCGGCGCAATGAGTCTTTCGACAATTACTCAGGCGGCGTTCGCCGGGGCGTACGATCTTGCATTCCAAATCTCTCCCATCATCCTGAACGGCGGGATCGTAGCCAATACGCCGGGCGGCATGATGCCGATCATTGGGCTGACCGGACAGTTGGCATCGCTCGCGCAGGGACTGCTGTCCGGCAATGTCGAGCCTTTCGCTCGATACGTTCCGGCACCCGGCGGCACGCTCGTCAACAATTCGGTGGCGACGTTCCCGTTCGCAAATCAGTTCGTTGCCGGCAACGCCGTCATCAAGCAGCCGAAGAACATCTCGCTTCTCATGTATGCCCCGGTTCAAGATACCGGCGGCTATCTGACAAAGCTGGCGATTTTCGAAGCACTTCGCAGTTCGATTGAGGCGCACATCTCGGCTGGCGGCACCTTTCACGTTGCGACTCCGGCTCGGATTTATCTGAACTGCCTGTTGATGTCGATCACCGACATTACCAGCGGCGAGTTAGGCAAACAGCAGATGGTGCAATTTGAGTGGTCGTTTTTTCAGCCTCTCATTTCCCTTCCCGATGCCCAAAACGCGCAAAACTCGCTCATGTCGAAGTTGACGGGCGGACAGCAGATCACGCCATCGGGTCTCGCAGGAACGTCGCTTTGGTCTAGCGTGGCTACGGCGGTTGGTTCGGCGGCGCAGGGTGCGGTCCAGGGCGTCAACGGCATCACGGGCGTTGTCAACAACTTCTTGGCGCAATAGCATCGCTTCTCACATAAAGCCATTGATAGCCATATGCAGACTTGCGCTTTCCCGAGCAGGTCGCCCCGATTCCATTCGGTGCGGCAAGAGAATGACCATTCTCTCTAAGCCAGCGTGCAGCATCAGCCACAGCTGGAAATGTTATGTCTAGCTCAATGCATTTAACTGGTTTTGCGGTAGAGTCCGGTCTAGCTCGTCTTGACTCCGACATCTTTCTGCGCGCATGCTCGGACCATTTTTTCCCGAAATTCGGGTGATTCCGGCCATCATACTTTCCGCGCTTGGCTACTGACATCTTCGCCTTGGCGGATTCAGTATGTTTATGCCCTAGTTTTGTGGAAGATATTTCGGCCCTTTTTTGTGGGTCGGCCATAGCTAATCGCCTCCTCTGCGCCTGCTTTGATATGGATTCCGGTGAATGTTGCCTGCCCCGGAATGGGGCAGCGGCATCTCGGGCGATGTTATAAAGGTCCGACCAGTTTCTAGAATCAATCTGTTCTTGCTCCCGAAAATCCAACTCCTGCTCGGGCACGAAAGCAATTTTGGAAAAGATCAATGAATCCTTACCATATTTGACGTACGAATTCTGGAGGGCTTTGTTCCGATGAGTGCCTCTCTTGAGGTCCCTGAGATGCGATGCCCAGCGCTTCCTGAATGATTTCGCCTGACCTATGTACTGTTTCCCGCTCGGCGTAGTAATTACATAAATTCCGCAATCGAAGTTCATTTGTTCTTCTTCAAGTAAGCGTCGATGGCGCGGCGAATATGCTCGCTGACCGACAAACCTGTCTTGTCCGACAGGGCCTGTAGAGCAGCGATAACCTGCTCTGGGAGGAAGAAATTTAGGCGTTTCATGTACGTATAGCATACACACATTTTGATTGGATGAAAAGGTGAGCGAGCTTATCCCGTTGGTGATCAATCCATCGACAACCCCTCCATTTCAAACGACGGTGGCTTTGGATTCGGCATCCTTTTCACTATCTGTTACATGGAATATCGCCGGTCAGAGATGGTATGCGACCATCCAAGATCAGTTCGCCAATTTGGTATGGAATGGCCCGCTGATCGGCTCGCCGTTGATCTATGACATTCCGCTCGCGCCCGGGATTTTCTCGAAGTCCACGATTCTCTGGCGCGAGGACACTGGAAACTTTGAGATCTCGCCGTGACCCGATACTACTCGATCGAACTGACGCCATCGTCGAGCGCGGCGGCGTTCTTCGGGGTAGGTGGATCCTTGAGCGGAGTCGGAGCCAACGCGGCACAATCCGTGACGTCTCCGATCCGCACATGGACATCTCACCCGAACGGGAAATTCGATCCGAACGCGCTCGATATTGAGTTTGATTGTCAGGTGCAAAGCTTCGCCACGTCGCCTCAGCTTTTCACGGTGACAATCCACGGCGTCTCGCTGGCTGATATCTCGCAGGCGCAGCAGTTCACTGGCATGCAATTCAGCATGAAGGGCGGGATGTTGGCCGGGCTGCCGTTGGCGAATCCGCGGCAATCGGGGCTTCTTGTGGCTGGTACGGTCTTTCAGTCCTACGGGAACTGGGAAGGCGAGGACATGAGGCTAGACCTCGTAATCTCCCCTTCTTACTACACCATCGACAAGCCGGGAAACATCGTCCTGAACTGGCAAGCGGGGCAACCGCTCTCTCAAGCGCTGCAGCAGACGCTTTCAGTTGCCTACCCGAACGTGCCGTTCACGGCGAATGTGGCGGGGCAATTGGTGCAAGACTTCGACGAGATCCATTTTTGCTCGACGCTGCAAGAGCTTTGCCAACGCGTTCAAGACATCACGCAGGGATATTTCGTCGGACCAGACTATAGCGGCGTCAATCTGACTTATCACAATGGTCAGTTTTTCGTGTGGGACAACACGTATGCACCGACGCCGATTCAGATCTCGTTCAACGACCTCATCGGTCAGCCGACTTGGATCGACGTCAACACGATGATCTGCAAGATGGTGCTTCGGGCTGATCTTCAGCTCGGCTCGATCATCAAAATGCCGCAGGGATTGCAGAACAAACCTGGAATCGTGACGACGACCCAGCAGTCGTTTCCGTCGAGCAACAACTATCAAACGGTTTTCCAGGGAGATTTCACGATTTCCGAGCTAAGGCACATCGGCTCGTATCGGTCCAGCAATGGATCATCCTGGGTGACAATCTTGAAGTGCCTTGCCAATAGCGCATCATGAGTGACGACTTCGCCAAACTATGGTTGCAGGGAAACCTGAACCAGATGGCCATCACTCGAGCGCAGCAGGCCATCAAGAGCCTCGGGTGCGCGCTCCCGTGTCGAGTCACGTCTGTGACTGGAAAAATCGTCACGGTCGAATTCCAGATGGATACGTCGCCATGGACGCTTCCGCCGATCACGATCGCGAAGGCCGAGAGTCCTTGGCTTACGCATCCTACGCAAGTAGGCGATGAGGGCATGACCGTGCCGGCCGACGTTTATCTCGGCGGGATCACTGGACTTGGCGGCGGTAATGCAGACGTTCGGCAGCGAGGCAATCTCACGACGCTCGTTTTCCTGCCTGTCGGCAACAAGTCATTTTCGCCGGTCGATCCAAATGCAGCCCAGCTTCAGGGGCCGAATGGAACGATTCTTCGGACGACGACCGGCACGACGTCCTCGGTGGTCACAAACAGTAGCGGAACGACCATCACGTTCGGCACAACGACTTTGGTTGTCAGTGCCGATGGGATCACTTTGACGGTGAACGGACAGACATTCACCTGGGGCGGAACGACTGCGGTATCGACGCTGCCGATTCAGGCGCCGGACGTCATTCTGCCGAATGGTGCTGTGAATGGTCACTATCATCCGGGCGTGCAAACCGGTATGGGAAATACTGGGACGATGACCGGCTAGCCGTGATTCCACCATGAGCCGATCTTGCCGATAAGGTAGATGGGGCAACCCGAAATGAGCGCCGCCGCCGACAGGGCGCCATGATGGCTGAAAAACAGAAATGGCGAGGCGAGTATCGAGAGTTGGCCCAAGGCAATCATCGCCTTGTAGGGCTTGCCGGTCTTTTGGATGGTAACGGTCATTGCTTTTCCTTCAGTGATTGAAAATCGTCAGGGTTGAATCTTGGGCACGCATCGCAAAGTTTGGCGACGCCCTCGGCTTGGATTTGATCTCGCACGGATGCCGGATGGTCTGGCTGGGCTTCGAACCATTGGAGCATGTGAGAGCACGGAAATAGGAAGTTCCCTTCTTCCGACGCCGCAGTGATATGCCGGAACATGGGATGAATATGCTCGAGCTTTAGCCGAGCATGAACCGGGAAATACGGCGTGTCGATCATTCGATGACAGTGCGCGCGCCAGTCGTCCGATTGACAGGATTCCGCGAAGCAGCGCAGGACGGATTCAAGACCGTAAGCCTGTCCTAGCTCGCCGATGATCATCCGGCCACGCGCGTAAAAATGGGTTCCCTTCCAGCCACGGACATAGTGAATCAGGTCCATCGCCAGGATCGCGCCCTCTAACGTCTGCGGAAACCCGGCCAGATAAAGCCTCAACGATTCGAGATCGCGCTCGGCGAATAGCGGAGCGCGCTTCGCCGCGTCCATCGCCAAACCAAGCGCGCCCGATCGGCTTTTCACGAACAGCACGAGCACGAGGTAATCGCGCGATAGCGCGCACAAGCTCTCATGCGTGAAAAAGTCGGCGGGATCTGCCTCAGACATAGGATTCAAGAATGCGAGTTTGGGGAAGGACCTATAACATTGACGGCACCTATCAGTGGGTGGCCGTCACGACGGATGCAAAAGGATGCTCGGATAACTGTTATCTAACCGCCCTCTGTCAAGCAATCAAGCTTAACTTGGGCGAGTCGCCCTTCTGGGCCAACACCGGGATTCCTCAGCAGCAAACGATTATCACCCAGGTTTTTCCGGACTTCTATCTAGCCCAGATCCAGCAGCAATACGCACAATATTTCGCCTCTCTAGCGATTGTCCGTGCGCCAGGCTCCTTTCCTCCGCAATACAACATCACCGCTGTTTGCCATAGCGGGGCTGTGCTCAACACGACCGTCGCGACATGACCATCACGCCCACGAATATCCCGCTGGTGATGACGAGCGCCGGCCCGCAGTCTACGCCGCCTGCTACGCTGAATACTGCATTGATCGATGGGGTTGCGGCAGAGGTTCCCGATTATACGGCGAACCTCCCGGGCCTTCTGATCGAGGATGTTTCGTCGACTGCGACGGGCGCTCTTGCGGCCATCGATCAAGCTCGCGTCGATGCGATCAGCAGCGTTACGCCATATGGGGCGAATGCTTACGTCCTAGCGCAACAGGGGCTACAAGCAGGAATCCCGCAAGGGAAGAATGCCAACGGAAGCGCCTATGTCGTCTTTTCCGGCCCAGCGGGTTATGTTTTCGCCCCGGGGTTTCTGGTTGGCGACGGAACGAATCAATATGCACTCCAAGATGGCACGGTAATTCAATCGAACGGCATTTCGCCCCAGGCATTTGCGGTTTCGACATCGAGCGGGACCTTTCCTATTGGTGCCGGGACGATCACGCAGATCGTCACGACGATTCCCGCTCCGTATGCCAGCGAAATTACGGTGACGAATCCGCTCGCCGGCACGCCGGCTACAAGCACGGAATCTGTGCAGGATTACCGCGGCCGGGTGATGCAGGCGGGGATCGTGACATCAGTTG